GTTGTAATGTTTTGGATTATGTTTAGTCATTTATTATGTGGATGTAGCAGAGTTGGTATGATGGAAGGAATGGAAATTATGCAACAGGGTCTTGTTGGCACTCCTGGTAGAAAAGTAGCCGCTAGGGGAGTGTATAACTCTAATAATCCTACTACTACTAATGATGATGGAACTACTACTACTGATACTACTAGTACTACTGAAGGCTTTGTAGGCTCTAATAACTCTGCTTATGGACCAGAATTTGCAGGTGCTAGAACACCCGATTATATTATGAACCCGTCTACTTGGTCTATGCCAACATTGACATACAGTCCTGGTTCTAAACCGGATGCAGGTGTTCAGTCTATTTGGGATCGTGCTAAACAACCCATTCCTTTGCCTGAGGGCGAATTAGATATGTTTGCTACTACACCATTTAAACCGGAATGTTGCCCCAATGCTTATTCTTCTAGTATGGGATGTGCTTGTATGACCGTTGACCAATACAATTACTTAAGAGAGCGTGGTTCAAATAACGTTCCTTATTCCGAGTATTAAATTTTCTTAGATATTTCGCATAATCTACAATAAGTAATAGACTGAGAAATATCAGGACCAATATCAATATGGTCATCAATCCATTCGTGTTTGCAAATATTGTTTAGCTTATGTTCAATAATATTTTTATAAACAGTCATTACGCGCGTTAAGTCGGAAACCTCAATACTATCAAATAGGTTTACTAATTGCGAATATACTTCGTCTTTATCTTCTATAAAGTAGTTATTATCTAAAACGTGAATATCTCTTTTTATATAGATAATATTTGATTTAGCATTATAAATATTTGTTAAAAGGCTGTCAATGGTTTTTTCAATATTAAGTAAAATTTCTTTTTCTGTTGACATTTTGTTAGTATACTATTTAACAAATATTTATATTGTTTTACATATTTTAAATGAGAAAATGTGTAAAATAATTATTTATTTAAAAATTAAAATAATTTAAACTGTCCCCTATCAGGGTTCTGCTTATAGTATCGGTAAATTTGTTTTACCGCTGAATAATTTTGTGTGGCAAGATATGCAAAAGATTTATCCGAATTAGGGACACCGGTTCTATAAAAAATAGCACTAGTAGACATTTTATTATTACGAATTTGAGGCATTATTATAATTACCATATATATAAAAAATTTTAACTATATTTTAACTAGTGTATTTCCTAAACAATTTTTATCTGGCAACGCTTATAAAATTTGAAATACTTTTTTTAAAAAATGGGGAATTAAGGATTGGTCTAGTTGGTTGAAATACAGTATAATTTCCCGCGACTACTGTAGCAAAATCTGTGAAACTATTTGGAACCCCTCTACGATAAAATATTGTGCTTGTTTTTCCATGACTTCCTGCTGGCATTGATATACATACTTAACAAAAAATAAAATACATATTAATTATTACTTATTACTTATTAAATTTTATACAAATATGAGTTATTATTGAATTACAAATACAAATGATACAATGAAGGATTTAATCCAGTATCTGTTTTCTTGATCAATTTATCAACCATTTCTTTTGTAACAGTGAACGGAAATTCAACTTTTATAGACATATCTTCTTCAAACAAATTTGAACCAGGACGCATTAAACGATATAAATTCAGTTTTGTATAAATTATTTCTAAACATCTTTTCAAATTTCTAACTCCGTCTTCCTTATTACAATGATTTTCAATAATGTAATGAAGTGTTTGATCTGGAACAATTATATCTTCTATCGCAAATTTTACCTGTTCTCTAATTTTAGGTAACAAATAATTGTTTGATATAGAAGTCTTTTGCTTTTGATTATATCCCTTAGTTTGAATACGATACATTCTATCTTTAAGAATTGGATTTATTTTGCTTTCATCATTGTAACTAAAGATAAATAGACACTTACTTAAATCAAAATCAATTTCAGAAAAGTACTTGTCGTGAAACTGTGTATTCTGTGATGTATCAGTTAGATGAGTAAGAATACCTGCAATTTCTTCACCTTTGGGAGTATCACTGATCTTATCCAATTCATCAAAGTAAATAACCGGATTCATACATTTACTGTCAATTAAGATCTGAACTATTTTACCCCAAGTAGAACCTTCATAAGTATAACCGTGTCCTTCTAAGAAACTACTGTCTGTTGCGCCTCCTAAAGCAATAAACGCAAATGGACGATTTAGAATTTTACTAATACCTTCCTTCACCAAACTCGTTTTTCCTGTGCCGGGAGGACCGTGTATCGCAATAGCAGAACCAATTGCTTTAGGATTTGTTATTAGTTGGCCTAAAAGTTGCATTATTTGCATCTTTGCGTCATTAAGACCATATACTGCCTCGTCAAGAGTTTTTTGTGCACTTTCCATAAAATTATGACATTTATCTACTCCATCGCTAATAGAAATAGGGAGAGTTTTATATTCACTGAATGGAATTCTCATAAAAGTATCAACCCAATTTTTGATTTTATAAAATTCACCTGAACCTGGTTCCATATAACGAAGAGAACCGATTTTCTTCATAGCTGCTGCTTTGAATATTACTGGAATGTCAGACTCTAACAAAGTTAAACGGTATGGTTTTTCTATTCTTGTGATCTTATTTATTTCTCTTAATTCCTTAATAATTTTCTTTTGTTGAAGTGTTTCCAATTTATCGTAGAATTCAAAATCATTCATAGTATTTTTATCACGCAATATTTTCTTAAATATACGTCCATTTCTTGCCTTTACCTTCTTTTCCTTCTTTTCTTGTTTTTTATTGTTTACTGCCATTTTTGCTTCGCACACCTTAAGACATTCATTTACTAAATCATTGTTCTTATTTCTGGATTGCAATTCCTTCAACATAATAAGAACATCATTATTAGTATCCGTATTTTCTGAACTATTTACACCAAGAACATCTTTTAATTTGTTTATTAATATTTCATCTTGTTCTGTAGGTTTTTCTTCATTAGTATTGTTACCCTTTTTATTTTGTTTAATGACAGCCTTCTTATTTTTTTCTTTAGACGTTTTTTCCTTTTTTCCTTGTTTTCCTTTTTTCCCTTTTTCCTTTTTTTTCTCATCATCTGTTTCTGATTCAGAACTTACTGAATCATCTTCGTTTTCCGTATTTGAACCTGACTCTGTTTCATCCTCATCAACCTCATCATATTCTTCGGATGCATCCTCATTTTCACCTTTTCCACCAATCGTAAATATTATATTAAATTTACTAGATTTAGGAGTAGTTTCTTCTTTTTCATCTTCTTCTTCTTCGTCTTCGTCTTCGTCTTCGTCTGCGTATTCATATTCTTCTTCTGATTCATCATCGTCTTCTTCTTCATCTTCTGAATCATCTTCTTCTGTATCACTAGAACCTAATTCCTCTTCTGAATCACTAGAACCTAATTCCTGTTCACTTTCTACAATTTGTTTCTTTTTAGAAGACCTACGTGTATTATATACTTTTTTTACATTCTTACTAATACTTCTTTCTTTCTTTTTTGGTTTATAATCTTCATCTTCTTCATCTTCTTCATCGTCTTCTTCAAAATCTTCATCTTTTACATCATTTACAACCTTTTTAAGACGTTTACCTGCTTTAATTTTATTGTCTAAATGTTTAGATGGAAATATTTTATTTAAAAATTTACGGTATTCTTGAACATCCATTTCATTTTCACTATCATCATCAGTATAGAAAGAACTGTCGTCATCATCAGATGATTCTTCATTACGCTTCTTCTTTCTAGATGTTTCTTCCTTTCTTTTAGAGTTCTTATTAGACATTTTAGTTTGGGTATCGCGTGGCATTCTTTTATTATTGTGTATTGAGATATATTTTTAAGTATATTCAATTTTTTATTATTTTTTTATTTAAAATTATTATGTTTATTTTATGCGTATCAATGAAGTATTTGTTACTAAAATTTATTTTATGTTTTACATTAAAATAAAATTGAAATAAACAATCTAAATATTATTTATTATATATAAGAAGAATGTCTAAGAATTCCGGAAATATGAAGAATATTAATTGTTCTAAAATTATAGGTATTCAGTTTAGCATATTATCTCCGGAAGAAATCCGTAAAGGATCTGTTGCAGAAATTACTAGTAAGGAGGCGTATATTAACAATAAACCAGTTATCAATGGATTATTTGATCCTAGAATGGGTGTTCTAGAACCCGGATTAATTTGTCCTACAGATGGGTTAGATTATATGCAAACACCTGGTTATTTTGGACATATAGAATTAGCCCGTCCAGTATTTTATATTCAGTATTTAAGCACAATTCAAAAAATATTACGTTGTGTTTGTTTCAAATGTAGTAAATTATTGATTTCTAAAGAAAAATATAAACAAGGTTTAAATATGCAAAATCAACATAGATGGAAATATGTATCCGAATTATGTAAAGGTGTCAAGAGATGTGGTGAGGACACTGAAGATGGTTGTGGTTGTTTACAACCTAAAAAGGTAAAAAAAGAGGGAATGTCGTCATTATCCGCTGAGTGGGCAAACGCTTCTGAAGAAGGAGAAGATACTATTGTTATTCCTTTGACACCAGAATTAGTATTAAAAATATTTAAACGAATTTCTGATGAGGATGTTACATTTATGGGGTTTAGTCCTATTTGGTCGCGCCCAGACTGGATGGTTTGTCAAGTATTGGCTGTTCCTCCTCCAGCAGTTAGACCATCTGTAAAGCACGATGCGCAACAAAGGTCGGAAGATGATTTGACACATATTTTGGTAAATATTGTAAAAACGAATAAAACTTTATTAGAAAAACTACAAAATAATGCTCCTGAAAATATTATTAATGATTGGTCAGTTGTTTTACAATACCACGTTGCTTCAATGGTTGATAATAAATTACCCGGTGCTAGCCCAGTAGCACAAAGATCAGGAAGACCTTTTAAATCTATTAAGGATAGATTGAATGGAAAAGGTGGTCGTATGAGAGGCAACTTAATGGCTAAACGCGTTGATTTCAGTGCTCGTTCAGTTATTACAGCGGATCCTAATATTTCTATTAGGGAATTGGGTATCCCTATGAAAATTGCTAAAAATATTACAAAACCTGTTGTTGTAAACAGAATTAATAAAGATTTCTTAACTAAATTAGTGCAAAATGGTCCTGATGTATGGCCTGGTGCTAAAATATTGGAACGACAGAATGGACAAAGCATTACTCTTCGTTATTTAGATAGAAAGAGTATTGTCTTAGAAGATGGCGACATCGTTCATCGTCATATGATGGATGGCGATGCTATCCTATTTAATCGACAACCCACTCTTCATAGAATGAGTATGATGTGTCACATTGCTAAAATTATGATGCGAGGTGATACATTTAGAATGAATGTCGCTGACACAAAACCATACAATGCCGATTTTGACGGGGATAGACATATGTAATTACATTTTGTCCCCAACAGGGAGCGTTAAAAGCGTGTTACTCCCTAGTTATTTGTTTCAATAAATAATTGAAATTTAAAAGCACTTAAATATAATAATGTTAATACAGTAATGGAACTATCAAAACGCCAAAAACTATCAAATATAACATTGGATAATCCAACCGAAAGATATTGTGAAATATATAAAATAATTAATTTATCAAATGATAAAATATATGTAGGACAAGCAGTTTCTCATATATTGAATCATAAAAAATATAGACCATATGGAAACGAAGGTAGATTTCGTTGTCATATTTCAGAGGCTTTCTCAACAAAAAAAAATCAATCACATTATTTAAATAATGCTATACGAAAATATGGCGTTGAAGATTTTGTGGTCGAATTAATAGAATGTTGTGAAATTAAAGATGCCGATGAAAGAGAAATATACTACATCAAAGAATTAAATAGTTTGTATCCCTCTGGATATAATCTAAAGAATGGTGGAAGTGTGTTTACTCATAGTGACGAAAGCAAAAAACGTGTTTCTAATGGTGTAATTA